CCTCAAGGGTGCTGACAGACCAGAGACTATGCGTGGTGTCTCCCTTAGCTTCCTCTGTATGGATGAGTACGCCGATATGAAGCCGGAGGTCTGGGAGCAAATCCTACGACCTGCCCTAGCTGACCAGAAGGGTGATGCCATGTTTATTGGTACACCCATGGGACGTAACCACTTCTACGACCTCTTCCAGTACGCTAGTATCTCAGAGGACGAACAGTGGAAAGGTTGGCACTTTACATCATACGATAACCCCCTGTTGGACGAGGAGGAGATTAATGCGGCTAAGAAGTCCATGTCTGCCTTCTCATTCCGACAGGAGTTCATGGCATCCTTCGAGGCGGCAGGTGGTGAACTCTTTAAGGAAGAACATATACAGTTCTCCGAAGAGGAACCCGACGAAGGTCAATTTTATATAGCAGTGGATTTGGCAGGCTTTGCGGACGTTCAATCAGCGACAACTAAAACTAACCGACTTGACCAAACGTCAATTGCGGTGGTTAAAGCGGGTACGGAAGGATGGTGGGTCGCTGACATCATCCATGGTCGTTGGGGAGTTGAGAAGACAGCACGTAAAATCTTCGACGCAGTCCGAGACTACCAACCAGTAGCCGTGGGTATTGAGAAAGGTGCCTTGAAGAATGCTGTCTATCCCTACCTAAATGATATTATGAAAGCTAATCAACGCTTCTTTAGGGTTGAGGAGTTGACACACGGTAACAAACGTAAGATTGACCGTATTGTATGGGCGCTCCAAGGGCGCTTTGAACACGGTAAGATAACACTTAACAAGGGAGAATGGAATACAGAGTTCCTAGATGAGCTATTCCAGTTCCCTAACAAACTTGTCCACGATGATTTAATTGATTCGTTGGCTTACATTGACCAATTGGCTCAGGTAGCCTACGCAATCGACTACGAGGAAGAAGAATATGAACTCACTGACTACTACTCAGGGTATTAAACTATGTTAGAAGAAGAAGGATTCAACCTAGAACGCCTAGAAGACTGGGTAGATTACAAATGTACCTCATGGCGTGATAACTTTGAGGCTAACTACTCGCAGAAGTTCGATGAATACTACCGCCTATGGCGTGGTCAGTGGTCTGCTGAAGACATGACACGTCAATCAGAGCGTTCACGTATCATTTCCCCTGCCCTACAGCAGGCTGTTGAGTCCTCCGTGGCTGAACTAGAGGAAGCTACCTTTGGTCGTGGCAAATGGTTCGACATTAAGGACGATATTGGCGACCCAGACAACGCTGACGTAGCTTTACTGCGTGAAAACCTAGTTAGTGACTTCGGTCGTAACAAAATCCGTAAGAATGTGGCTGAGTGTCTTATTAACGCCGCTGTATTTGGTACTGGTATTGCTGAAATAGAGCTAACTACCGAAAAAGAGATGGCTCCGGCTACACAGCCTGTTATGGGCGGTGAATTGACCGCTGTTGGTGTTACTATTAAGGATAGAACCTGCGTTAAGCTAAATCCTGTAATGCCTCAGAACTTCCTTATCGACCCTGTAGCGACTTCCATTGAGAATGCGCTAGGTGTTGCTGTGGATGAGTTTGTATCACTACACCAAGTACAACAATTACAGGAACAAGGTGTCTACCGTGACGTTCCGGTAGGTACTGCGGCTCCAGACTTTGACATTGAGCCTGACCACGAGCTTGTGTCTACCTATGACGACGATAAAGTACGTCTTACTAAGTACTACGGCCTTGTACCTCGCTACTTGCTAGACGAAGCTATGTCTGACCCAGACGCTGAGGAAGAGATTGTAGAGCTAAGTGATGAGGAAGAAGACGACAGCTACTACGTTGAGGCTATTGTTGTTATCGCTGATGGTGGTACTCTGCTTAAGGCTGAGAAGAACCCCTACATGATGAATGACCGTCCAATCATCGCATTCCCTTGGGATGTCGTTCCTAGCCGTTTCTGGGGTCGAGGTGTATGTGAGAAAGGGTATAACTCTCAAAAGGCGTTAGACGCAGAACTACGCGCTCGTATCGACGCTCTAGCACTGACAGTACACCCTATGCTTGCAATGGACGCTTCTCGTATGCCAAGAGGCTCTAAGCCAGAGATTCGTGCAGGTAAGGTTATTCTTACTAACGGTAATCCTTCGGAAGTACTACAGCCGTTTAACTTTGGTCAGGTCAGTCAGATTACCTTTAACCAAGCGTCAGCACTACAGCAGATGGTACAGACTGCTACAGGTGCTATTGACTCAGCGGGTATCGCAGGTAGCATTAACGGCGAAAGCACAGCCGCAGGCATCTCTATGAGCCTCGGTGCTATTATTAAGCGTCATAAGCGTACATTGATTAACTTCCAAGAGTCGTTCATCATTCCGCTAGTGACTAAGGCCGCACATCGCTATATGCAGTTTGAGCCTGAGACATACCCAGTAGCTGACTATAAGTTTGACGTAACTAGCTCTCTAGGTATTATTGCTCGTGAGTATGAAGTTACACAGCTTGTACAGTTACTACAGACTATGTCACCTGACACACCAATGTACCCTGAGTTGGTTAAGTCAATCGTTGACAACATGAACTTGTCTAACCGTGAAGAGCTTATCGCTAAACTTGACCAAGCTAATCAGCCTAACCCAGAAGCACAGCAGGCACAGCAAGCGGCACAGCAAGCTCAGTTGCAGTTCCAAGCATCACAGACTAACGCTCTCAATGGACAGGCGCAAGAGTCTGAGGCTCGCGCTATGAAGGCTATGGCTGAAGCACAGGCTGTACCGCAGGAGCTTGAGATTGACCGTATACGTGCTGTAACAGCTAACCTACAGGCAGGTGATGCAGACGACAAGGAGTTCCAGAAGCGCCTTGAAATCTCTAAGCAACTCCTGAAGGAGCGTGAGGTTGCCGTAAAGGAAGGCAACGTAGAAGCTACACCAACACCGCAGGCTGAACCACAAGCTATGCCACAACCACAAGGATTACCGTTACAATGATTTTAACAAGTAAGATGTTTGAGGACGCTTTAGAGCAGATTAACGAAGCATTTAGAGAAGTCAACAAAAGAGTAGACAAGTTGGAAGAAAAAGTCAACACGAAGGAGGCTCCTAGTGGCAACACCAAGAAAGGGAAAGGCAAAGGTTAAGATTACTTCATCCGGTAAGAAGGTAAGCTACGGACAGGCAGGCAAAGCCAAAGGCGGAGGTGCTAGGGTAAAACCCGGCACTTCCAAAGGCGACAGCTACTGCGCTCGTAGCTTAGGTATTAAGAAAGGCTTACCTAAGAAGAAACAGAACGACCCTAACACACCTAACAACTTATCACGTAAGCGTTGGAAATGTTCTGGCGCTAAGTCTAAGAGGAAATAGTTATGATGAAGAAAGGTAAATGCTGTAGCAAGTCAAAAGCACCTGCTAAACCTAAGCGTGGTGGACGTGCAGGTAAGAACAAAAAGAAAAACACTATGAAGGTACGCAGTAGTGGCTACTAAAAAGAAATCCACAGTCAACTCAGCAGGTAACTACACCAAGCCTACCATGCGTAAGAACCTCTTTAACAGGATTAAGGCAGGTACTAAGGGTGGTAAGGCAGGGCAATGGTCTGCACGGAAGGCACAGATGTTAGCCAAGGAGTATAAGGCTAAGGGTGGAGGATATAAGTAATGGCACTTAAGAAGACACAGAAGTCTTTGAAGAAGTGGACTGACCAGAAGTGGACTACAGCTAGTGGTAAAAAGTCCTCGGAGACTGGTGAGGTATACGCCCCTAAGAAGACAATAGCAAAGCTAAAGTCCACTGCGGCAGGCAAGAAGAAGCTCGCGGCGGCTAACAAGAAGAAAAGACAAGCCACGGCTAAAGGAAAGCAACACGCTAAGCATGGTTTGCACAAAGGTAAAAAAAGATAAAATAGTTCTTGACTTTTGCTTCAATATATGTTATAATAATACTATAGTATACTTTAAAGGATTGCGAGTACGCGGTCGGGTATACTTTAACTTTTACTTTTATTATATAACAAACTGTCCTTTAAAGGAGAAACAGTTAATGACTGAAACAGATAGAGAATTAGAAAAATACTACGAAGATATGCTTACTACGTTTCGTACTGACGGTTGGAAGACCTTAACGGAAGACCTACATACAAACGCAGAAGGTATTAACTCTGTAGAAGCAACTAAAGATGAGAAAGACCTTTACTTCCGTAAGGGACAACTTTATGTCATCTCTACGTTGTTAAACTTAGAAGAACACGTCCGTGACGCATACGACCGTCTAGGGGAAGACCCTGATGCCGCTCTTTGATTTTAAATGCGAAGCAGGACATACTAGCGAACGCTTTGTTAGTAGTGACACTAAAGAAGTAGACTGCCCTGAGTGTGGTCTTAAAGCAGTAAAACAGTTATCTTCTTTCGGGACTTGGACAGAAAAACATAACGGCATATCGTCGGACAACTGGGTCAAGAAACGAGAACAAAAGATGGCTAATGACCGTAAGGCAAATTCATAATGGTGTATGAACCCTTACATAATATAAACCTCCATAATACTAAAAGGTACGGAGTTTAATAATGGCAACATTTATAGATGACAAGCGTCTTGATGACGACAACAAAGAACAAGCAAGTAACATTGAAGAACTAGGTCAGGAAGCTCCGCAAGAGCCAACACCTGCACCCGAAGACGACATCCCTGAGAAGTACAAAGGAAAGTCAACCGCTGAGATTGTAAGGATGCACCAAGAAGCTGAGAAGCTCTTAGGAAAGCAAAGCGGAGAAGTAGGGGAGTTACGTTCTGTAGTTGATAGTTATATTCAGACACAACTTGACACAACACCAGTACAAGCAACACCCGCTGAAGACGAAGATATTGATTTCTTTTCTGACCCTGACAAGGCTGTCGAAAGAGCTATCGCTAATCACCCTTCAATTAAGAAGGCAGAGGAAACAACCCGTAACAACCAACGCAACACTGCGATGTCACAACTGAAATCACGTCATCCTGACATGGCTGATATTGTACAGGACAGTAAGTTTGTTGAATGGATTAAAAGCTCTAAGATTCGCACACAGCTATTTGCTCAAGCAGACCGTCAGTATGACTATGAAGCCGCAGACGAACTCTTTACCAATTGGAAAGAACGTCAAGGCGCTGTAGCTCAGACTGTAGCCGCTGAGAAGGACACCAGAAAAGCCGCTGTTAAAACTGCCTCTACAGGTAGCACCAAAGGAAATGGAGAACAGCGAGCGAGAAAGATATATCGTCGCTCAGACATTATTAAACTAATGCAGGACGACCCTGACCGGTATCTCGCACTGTCTGACGAAATCACACAGGCGTATGCCGAGAAGAGAGTCCGCTAACTAAACTCTTTTTATTATAAGGTATATATAACATGGCTGATTCAACTTATCCCAACATGGGTGGCTTGACCACCAACACTACTGCCGCTACTTTCATCCCAGAAATCTGGAGTGACGAAGTTGTAGCCGCATACAAGTCTAATCTTGTTCTGGCTAACCTAGTTAAGAAACTACCAATGGTAGGCAAAAAGGGTGACGTAGTTCACGTTCCTAAGCCTTTCCGTGGTGATGCTCACGTTAAGAATTCAGGTGAAGCAGTAACCATTCAGAACGCTGCTGAGAGTGAAGTACAGATTGCTGTCAACAAGCACTTCGAGTACTCACGTATGATTGAAGACATTACTGAGACTCAGGCTCTTGCTTCTCTCCGTCAGTTCTACACTGGTGATGCGGGTTACGCTCTGGCTAAGCAGGTTGATACTGACTTGTTTGACCTCGTTAAGCACTTGCACGTTGATGGCGGCACTGACGCTGACAGCTACGTAAACACAGGTTCTTTCTACATTGACGCAGATGGCGGCTTGTCTGCTTATGCTGTTGACACTGTAACCACTGCTGACGTATTCACTGATGAAGGCTTCCGTGCTTTGATTCAGAAGATGGATGATGCAGACGTTCCTATGGACAATCGTTGCTTTGTAGTTCCACCTTCACTGCGTAACGCTATCATGGGTATTGACCGCTACCAGTCTTCTGACTTCGTAGATGGTCGTGGTGTCCAGAACGGTCAGATTGGTACTCTGTACGGCATTGACGTATACGTATCTACTAACTGCCCTGAGACTGAAAGTGCCGCCGCTAACAACGCGGGTGGTGCTTTGAAAGGCGCTCTTCTGATGCACAAGGACTCTTTTGTTCTTGCAGAACAGCAGGGTATCCGTTCACAGACTCAGTACAAGCAGGAGTTCCTTGGAAACCTGTACACTGCTGATACTCTGTACGGTACTCAGGTAATGCGTCCAGACAGTGCTTTCTTGCTGAACGTAAATGCTTAAGTAACAAACTGGGGGCATCCATAAGGGTGCCTCCTTTTACTTTTCGGGCCATCACGCCTTCTTATATACACATAGGAAAATTATTATGTCAAAATTAACGATTGATGCAAACGCAAAACCAATTCAAGTTCTACGTCCTACTACTGTTTCTAAAGTATCTACTTCAGGTACTGCCGCGTCTTCCTCCGCTATTGCCGCTAACATTCGTGTAGCTCGCATTATAAGTGATTCAGATTGCTTCTATAGCGTCACAGGCACAGCCACTTCTTCTTCTTCATATCTCCCTGCAAATACTATTGAATATATTCATGTGTATGAGGGCGATACTGTTTCTGTTATCCTAGCCTCCGGTACTGGTTCCGCCTACATAACCTCAATGGTGTAAGCCATGTACGGTTTAGGTGTAAACAAACTAGGCGTTACAAACGTATCCGGTGGGTTTAATCCTCTATCCCTGTTTGCTAATGGCGAGCAGGGCGCTTGGTATGACCCTTCCGATTTAACTACAGTCTTTCAACCAGACGGTACTACTCCGACAGTCCCTTGGGTTTCAGGTACTGTAACGGACGCTAACCGTGTAGGTAAGCTAGTAGATAAAAGCAGAGCAAACGGTCACGACCTTATTCAAACCTCATCAGCTAAATGCCCTACACTTGTAAGCGCAGGCGGTCTTTACTATCTTGATTTTGATGGGGATGATGGTTTACGTACTACTCTTGATTTACCTTTTGGTACAAACACTGTTAATGAAATGTCTGTATTTACCGCCGCTGAGTTTGTAACAGCAGGAAGCACCGCCAACATAGTAGAGCTTTCTAACAACATAGGAAGTAACGCAGGTGCTTTTCGTATATTTAAAACATCAGGTAATATTCTACGTTCAATACAGAAAGGAACTCAACCGGACACAGCCCAGACTACCTCTGTAAGTATTCCACACAAATCTGTACTGTCGTCTGTTGCTGATATTTCAGCACCTTCGCATTTGTTCCGTTCTAACGGTTCTGTCGTGGAAGACACAACTCCTGACTTAGGTACGGGAAACTATTCCAACCTACCTCTCAATATGGGCGCGAGAAGTGATGGCGCTTCTGCTCAGTTAGACGGTAAAATTTATGGAGTGGTTATTGTAGGTAAAAAAGCCAGTAGCGGCGAAATAGATAATACTGAAGCGTACCTTGCCTCTAAATCAGGAGTAACCTTATAATGGGAATACACGCAACTGTTGTAATTAAAAACGCTAGTAAGTCCGTTATCCTTGGTCTTATTGCTCCTGATGAGTTATTTACTACAGAGTTAAAAAAAGGAATACGCAAGTACTGGGGACAGTCCGGTGTGTTTCCTGAAGAGCAATGGGAAATTCTATCTAATTCAGACCTACTAGAAGACTTCGTAGTAAACCCAGAAATGCGTCCCTCACAAACGTACGTTTCTTTAGGATTTACTGTTGTTCCTTCAACGGAGGACTAATGCCTACTTCTATTATAACAAAACACAGTACTACCGTGGGAGACACTCCTGCGATTTCTGAACTAGCCGTGGGCGAACTTGCAGTTAATTTAGCTGATAGAAAACTATTTACAAAAGATGGTACAAACGCTGTTGTTGAGATTGTAGGTAGTAGCGATGCTAACTTAAAAGACTACGGTGCTGTAGGCGATGGAGTAACGGACGATAGTGCTGCTGTGATAGCCGCCCTTAACTCAGGTAAAGACCTGTTTGTCCCTAAGGGTGTGTATTACATTCCTAACTGGACAGTCGTTACTAAGTCTACTAATTTTAAGATGTACGGTTCTGGTACTTTTAAAGGGTTAAACAAAACAGACACGTTCATTAAACCTATTGCTAGTATAGAAGTCAGTGGTGTGTCTTTTGAAGAGTTTGATTTTGTTTTTAAGAATGTAAGAACTGACGCAGGAACTGTTGATAGGTTCTACCTGAACAACGTAACAATAAAGAATTGTGGGGGTGGTATCAGTTTTGAAAGAGCTGTTAATACCTTTACTGTAACTGACTGCGACTTTGATACCTTGACAGCAGACAAGCCTATTAGAGTTGGTTACAACACTTACACCTTTCAGGATATATGGAAAAACTTTACCATAACAGGTAACACGTTTAGAAACATCAGCACTGTGTCAGGTACTGACTGTAACGTACTGCTTATCTATGGTAAGCAAGTGGCTATTACAGGTAACACATTTGATACTATAGGTGCGGTAGGTACTTTTGAGACTTTTAGTGGTGACGGAAGTAACAAAACATTCACTGTAACAGAGAGTGGTCTTAATGAAGGGCAGTGTACCTTGTACCTTGTAATTGATGGTGTAGATGTTGAGCAAGTAAACACCGACGACACTACGCTTTGGACTCTTGACGATACCACACTGACGTTTACTACTGCTCCTGCTGTAGGAACTAACAATATTAAGTTTTATTACGCAGGGGAATCAGCGGCTGTTTACACTAAAGCTCGTTTTTCTACAATCACTGGCAACAGTATCTCAGGTATGGGTAAACTACCTGATGGAACCACTACACTAAATGTTAATCAAATCTACGGTATTAATGTTAAGGGTAGAGGCCGTGGTGATACAGAGAGAACTAACGGATTTAACGTAGCGGTTACAGGCAATACATTAGA